CGTCGTTCGATAAAGTCTTGTACCCGAAGAACAAGCTCTTGACCGGGTGGTTCAGGAACGACAAATCGATCGTGTTGTTGCCACCGATCTCGAGCACGTTATTGGTGACCGTGGACAACACGTCCGAGGACAGCGACTGCACTTGGGTGATGATCAAATCCAACTGACGCGACACGAGATGTTGTCGCTCTTCTGTGTCCAAGAAGATGGCGTTGCAGTAGCATCGAGCCTTGCGCTCGTTCGCGGGGAGGGTCGACACGTACGCGTCGTCGAGGTTCACCCTGATTTCGACCTCGTGAAATTGCATCGCCACGAGGGGCAAAAATCCACCGTGCATTCCACCACAAAAGAAGAAATGAAGGGGAACGAAACCTTTCGTCGTCGACGACACCGGGTTGTTCATCTCTTGCGCTTGCGTCCACGTCGGGGACAGGTAAATTTGCCAGATGTCCGTCATGTATTCGTACGCGTGACTGTCGACTTTCACCCCACCGATGTACAAATCAATGGTCGATCCTTTGAACAGTTTAGTCGCGATGTCCGTGCCTTCGAACCAGACCGCGTTGATCAGATCGCCGACGATCGGAATCTTGATGCTCGTGTCGTGTTGCGTGATATCTTTGACGTATTTCGGGGTCTGCGCGAAGTTTGTGTGTCTCGAAAATTTCGATCGAAACGGACTGTGTGTCAAATCGTCGGTCAGCAAGTAGGTATCTTGAATGCCCTTACTGGCGAGACTGATGATCGACATCTCTTCTACTACAAAACTAGAAATTAAATGCAAATCCTTGCGGCACGTCGGGCTGTGGCTCTTCATGTTTCTTATCCTTCGTGCCGTGGATTTTGAACCCACCCGCGCGATACACCTTCATGCGTTTGTAAAACATCGACACCAACATGCTCCAGTCATCTCGCACGTCGTAGATGAACGGTGGATTTTGCTTACCCTTGGTCTCTCGCATGATACGACCTATGGATTGCGTGATGTCAGACTTCGGGGACGCGAGGAGCACGGTGTCGAGCGCTGGAATGTCCAACCCTTCGTGCGCTTGGGCGAACGTCGCGAAGATGATTTTCTGTTCACTCGACGCCTCGAGGTCGCGTTGTTTCATCCCCCCCATGTACAGACCCGATGTTTTCGGAAACGCCTGATGCAGGTATTCGCAGTGCCAGCGCCTGTCCGTGAGCACGAGCAAACGGCGGTTTCCCTTGGACGCCTCCTTGATCCACTTGACGAGGAACGCGTTTCGATCCTTCAGTTCCACGAGCATGGTGATCATGTTCGCGAGACAAATCTTCCCCTGTCGAGTCAACGGTGGTCCGTCTTTGTAGATCTCGTGCGTGAACGGGAGCGTGAACACCTCGACGTTGTCTTGATTTTTACGTTCGACTTGGAAGAAACACGGTCCCATGAAAAATTCCATGACTTTGCGAAGTCCATCTTTTCTGTCGGGTGTGGCTGACAGCCCGAACAAGTGTCGTGGGTTCATTTTGAATAACGCTCGACTGAACGATCGCGCGCATATGTGATGGCACTCGTCCACGATACACGTGCCGATGGAGGAGAAGTCTTCCGTCGAGTACTCCTTTTGACTGAGACTCTGTAACATGGCGATGACGAAATCCGCCTCGACGTCGAGTTTTGGACCTTGGACGACCCCGATCGTCGCCCCGGGGCAGAATTGTGCGATGCGTTCGCGCCACTGATCGGCGAGGAAGCTCTTGTGGACGACGATCATCGTGCGATATCCGAGTCGTGCGGCTATAGCCAGCGCGCACGTCGTCTTACCGTACCCACACGGTAAGCTGAGGAGCCCAGAAGAAGCTTTAATAGCTGCATTGACGGCGACGTTTTGGTGGGTTGCGTCTCGGAGGACTCCGATGAACGTGATCGGACATCGCTTCGGGGGGACGCGTTTGTCTTCGTTCGGGGGTCCAAATTTACTTTGGGCGTAACACTTGGGGACGCATATGCCACCTGTTTTTTTTGCCATGCGAAAAACTTTGAAAGGCGGTGCTGGAAAGCCTCCATAATCCTGATTGTCTGTGATCGGACGCACCGTGAGCTCTTTTTTTATGTCTGCGATCGGACCGTCGTACACTATGCACCCACTCGCCGTCAGTACAGTTCGAACCATACCCAAAGATATTTTCATTCTTTTATGCGTAAAAAATTGAAATTTCAAGTTTGACCCTAGCAGGCATCCACGTGGACGACCGGACGGGGTCGTCACAACTCGACGCTCATGACCACCGTCTCTGAAAATTTCGCCAACAGCCGGGCGTTCAAGAAGGCCGTCGCCGATGCCACGAAGTTTTCCACGGATGACTTTTCGTTTCTTCGAGCGTACTTCGAATCGGAAAAGCACAACCCATCTTTTGAATTCAAGTGGCTTGACAAACTCAGCAAGGGTGGTCTCTCGCGCAACCACGTTCTCTCTATCATATACGGAGGAGACTCCTCGCCGGCATCGACAAAGCGAAAACCTCGCGCGTCCCCGGGCGCGTCCCCGGGCGCGTCGCCGAGAAAACAACGGCGGACGCCGCCACCGAAAGGTGCGAAACCCGACCCACAACCGGAGCCCGAACCAGAAACCCCAAAGGTCGCCAGAACCTCCACCAGGTCGTTCGCGATGACACCGCCCACGAAGAACCTTCGGCGTTCGAAGAAGGAGACGCGCGATGAAGAACTGTCCGACGACGAAGACGAGTCTGAGTCGTCCGAGTCGTCCGACGAAGAAGACGAGTGTGAAAAGTAAATAATTTTTGATATTAAAGAATACTGTCATATGTAACTCACAAGCACCATGGTGACCATGAACGTTGACGAAAACATTAAGAAGATTATCGAAGCGATCAATGGTTTGACCGCGGAGATTTACCGCCTCGAGGGATCCCTTCGAGTCTTCAAGGAGTTCGAATCGAAGGGTTTGAAGGAGGTCGACTTGCCGGACGCCCCGCGGGACGACGACGCGATTGTGTTGAAGAACCCCGAGCTCGTCACCGAGTCTTTGCCCGAAGCGTCCATGTAAATCTTCGGCGCCTCCAGGACGGTAACTTCGTACGTCGACGGCACGACAGTCGGTCGAACTTCGACGACCCTACAGTAGTCAATGCCTACGTAGGGTGGTTGAATCATCGCGGGTTTGCACAGCAAAAGAAACATGTCGCGTACAGTAGATGAAGATATTAGCCATCGATGTCGGATATCACAACATGGGGGTATGCTTCGCCGATTGTAGTTCCAGTGTCAAGGTTGAAATGATAAAAAAAGTATCCTTGGAAGATTTCAAATTTTCGACCGACTCGAACGAACTCGTCGACCTCGTCCCGGCGTTCTGTGAAGCGCACGAAATCCTGTTCGAGACCGCGGACGTCGTGCTCGTCGAGCGTCAACCACCGCAAGGTCTGAAAGCGATCGAGGTGTTGATCCACTACATGTACAAACCCAAAGTCGTGCTGGTGTCCCCGAATTCTCTGCACGCCCACTTCGGTATGGCACACCTGAACTACGACGAACGTAAGGTTAGGGTTGAGAAAATCGCATCACATTACATCCAACATCTCGAGTGTCCTTGGGAACGCAAACACGACATCGCGGACGCCGTGTGCATGATCGTGTATTATCACTTCAGAAACAGCGTGCACATCTTCGACCGGTTCAGGTTTCTCCCCGCGCATCTGCGCCCTAGCACACCACACCCAACGAAAGGTCGATTATAATCCACTTAGAAGATACAGGAAAAGTCAAAGAATCATGAAGGTCATCTTCGCCTTTCCCGGAAGCACGTTTTCGGGTGATTTTCTAAAGAATTGGTCCGACACGATCGTGTATCTCACGTCGCATGGCTACCAGATCTCGATGATCAACGCCCAAAGTTCGTTCGTCCCGTTCTGTCGAATGAAGACGCTCGGGTTGAACGTCCTCCGAGGACGCGATCAGCTCCCCTTCAACGGCATGGAATTCGACGTGTGGATGACGATCGACTCGGACATCATGTTCACCCCGCAACAAGTGGAAACCATGCTCGAGAACACGAAGAAATATCCAGTCGTGTGTGGACCTTACATCATGCACGATAACGCCCACGCGGCTGTGGTGAAAGACTGGGACATGGAAAAGATGGGCAAGGACGGGACGTTTCAATTCTTAACGAGACGAGACCTTGACGACTCGACCGAGCGGTTCATGAAAGTGTCGTACGCGGGGATGGGGTTTTTCGCGGTTCGTCGAGAGGTTTTTCACAGTCCGACATTAACCTACCCATACTTTCACCGACCTTTGATCGACTTCACGTCAGATAAGGGTATTCACTGTCAAGATATGTCATCCGAGGACGTGGCATTTTGCTTAAATCTCGCCGACGCCGGGTTTGGTATTTTCGTGGACACGCAAACAAGGGTTGGACACTTCAAATCGGTGACCCTCACATGTTGACGCACCCATGCACGTTCCGACGTGCGGACACTGCACAGATTACAAAGACGCTCTTCGGGTAGACCACCCTGCGTGTCTCCACACCCACATTGGCGCATGCAAGTTGAGACCCTTCGAACTCTTGTTCGAAGCCTTCCGTGCACCAAAGTGTTTTCATTATCTACGTTCTGGACATATCGATATGGGATTAAAAAGATTTAATTACGAGCTGCATACACGTCGCGCTGCCGCCACATAACCCCATAGTCATTGGTCCCTGGCATGTCGCCGTTATCCGCACCCTTGGCACCGTTGTACTTACACTTGACGAACGCGACGCCTCCAAAGTGGACGTGTTCGTCGCTTCCATGCAACCCGACCATCACGCGCGTTGGGTGGGCTCGGAGATAGTCCACCGCGGCGTTCATGTACGCCCCCGGTCCCGTGGGATAGAGACAGTCGAGTCCGTAATGATCTCGGTCGACGTTCCACAATATGAGATCGATCATTTTTTTTGAAATAGCATGCGCTGGCACTGACCCTATGAACGCGGTGTACAAACACATCTGATTCGGTGGACAATCCGTGCTCGTGTAGTATTCTTTGATCCCGTTGTTATAAAAAACATCGAGGGATTCCAAACACACCTGACGAAGATCGCTGTACCACCCGCCCTCGGTGTGCATGATGAGATGGCGCATGAGGTCACATTTGTATGAATAGGGTTTCAAGCGATTGTACGCCTCGAGCACGCGATCGTCGTAGTTGTCTTTGATGTATTGCACGCAATCGTTGCCCGAATACATTTTGATTTTGAATCCTGGATTCTTGCGGTACCACGTCTCGAGGGCGCGTTTCAGCCCGTCCGGAAATGTAGGCATCTTACCCCCATCGACGATGCACACCTTGTGGATTACCTTAGGTATCATGACTGACTTAAACAACTCCATACCTTTTAAGTTACATCATGACAGTCGTCGATTGTTTCACGTTTTACAACGAACTCGAACTCCTTCGAAAGAGGTTGGAGTATTTGTCACCGAAGGTCGATAAGTTCGTCCTCGTGGAATCGACAAAGACGTTCCGTGGAAACGACAAGCCGTTGTTCTACGCCGAACACAAGGACGAGTTCGAGGCATGGGCGGACAAGATCGTACACGTCGTCGTCGAGGACAGTCCCGAAGGTGACGATCCGTGGGCGCGCGAGAAGCACCAGAGAAATTGCATCACGCGGGGCTTGGATCAACTCGACCTGGAACCGGACGATTTCGTCATGATCGGCGACGTCGACGAAATTCCAAACGTCGATTGGGTGGGTGCCATGCCCGACGGCGCGGTCGTCGTCACCGCACACATGTGGGCGTTCGAATACAGTCTCAAATGGATGCAAGTCGTCGAACCGTGGTTCGGCACGGTCATGGCGCGGTACAAATTGTTCGCCGAAGACGAGCGCGTGGTGCCGCAGTTTTTCCGCGACAAGCGTTGGTCGTTCCCCTACGCACAAAACGCGGGGTGGCACTTCTCGTCCTTCGGGTCGACCGATCACGTGTTCAACAAGATCAACAACTTCAGTCACTGTCACGACGAGAGCGTGGCACCGGTGACGCTCGAACAATTCGCCGATCACTACGAAAATGGACGCTCGACCGATGGACGGTTTCATCACCAACCCACGCCCGAGAGCGTCATCGAAAAAATGCCCGACGTGTTAAAGACTTGGAGTGAGTATTGAGCAAATGAAGGTGCTCGTGTTGGGTTCGAGAGGCGTCGTGGGCAAAGGGTTGGTGCGCGCACTGGATGCGGCTGGACACGAGGTGGTGGAGTGGGACATCAAGATCGACGACGCACACGACCTTCGTCGCGAGGCGTGCGTGTCACACCTGCGCTCGGTCGCGGACGCGTGTGATTTCACGTTCTTCCTGGCGTACGACGTGGGTGGAGCGAAATACCTGACGAAACCGTCGACTGAATTTTTGGATAACAACGTGAAGCTCATGACCAACACATTCCGCGCGCTGGAGGGCACCAGGTTCGCGTTCGCGTCGACGCAGATGTGGAACATGGATCATCCGTACGGCACGTTGAAGCATTTGGGTGAACACTACACCCGACTGCTCGATGGGATTTCCGTGCGACTTTGGAACGTGTACGGGTACGAAGAGGTGTCGGAGAAGTCGCACGTCATCGCCGATTTCATACACAAGTTCAAGACGACCGGAAAGATCGAGCTGTTGACGAACGGACAGGAGGTTCGCCAATTCCTGCACACGGACGATTGTGGACGGTGTCTCGTCGCGATCGCGGAAAATTTTAAAGAGATCAAGTCGACTCGGCGGCATCACGTGGACGTCAGTTCGTTCGAATGGATCACGATATTGGATCTCGCGAGAATGATCACGCCCAAGAGTTTCGTTCGGAGTTTCAGCGATCCGACGCACACGTTGCGTGAGGATCCTGATCGATTCATACTCAACTACTGTTATCCTCACATCGCATTAAAGGATGGAATCGATGGGATGATAGATGAATACGATCGTCGACACAACGCTTCACGGTGATGGCGATAGCGATCGTCACCTGACCACGTTATTCGGCATGGTCCTCGGACAGCGCCCGAAGCGCATTCTCGAGTTGGGCGTTCGAGGCGGAAGCACGACGCTTCCACTCTTGATGGCGGCGAAGGCGGTCGGGGCGACGCTCGTGAGCGTGGACGTTCAACCGACCGCATTCGAGTGTCCCGAGGACTTGCGACCACACTGGGAGTTCGTGCAGATGGACGCGTTGGTGTATTTGGAGCAGTTGGATAAATCAATCGTCCAGGATTTCGTGTACGTGGACGATTGGCATTCCTATCCACACGTGGCGAAGGAGTTGGCGCTGTTGGATCAGTGCGTGACACCGTCGAGTGTGATCGTGTTACACGACTGCATGTACGGCACGGCACCGTTCTATCACAGCGATCTCACGCCAAACGCCGGTTCACAATGGGCGGGTGGTGGTCCGTATCGGGCGGTCGCCGAACTGAACCCACAGTTCTGGGAGTTCGCGACTCTACCGTGGAACAATGGGTTGACGATTTTACGCAAAAAGTATTCGACTAGATATCACAAGGTTTAATCAATTCCATACGAAATGAATCTCACAATGTCCATACACCGCCGCCGTGTAGCCGAACGTGGAGAACCCAACCAAGTCTTTGGGTGACCCAGCGGTGACACACACCGTCGTGCACTGCGAAAGCAAAAACCAATCCACGTACGCGTGCGTGGCGTCTTTGACCTCCTTGAACTCGCGAGACGCGATCACGATCTCGGGCACGTCGTAGGTCCGGATCTTCGTCGGGTATTTTTCAGCGAGGTGCGTCTTCAGTTCCAGACTGTCACTCGCGAGGAAGATGGGTTCGTCGGACCGTTCGATGATGTCGATGAATTTTTGGAGTCCGTCGTCGCTACACATGAGCATCGGGGTTTTCTTATCGATGTCTTCGGCGTTCCCCACGTGTTTCGAGTCGGTGCCGTAGGCGGCGCGACGGATGTGCATACCCAAACGACAACCGTGCACGTTCGCGTCCACGATCTCTTTCACGCGCGGTGGCGGTCGTACGAACTCTCGAATGATCGGATGCACGTGTTTCATGGTGAACGGGTTCATGAAAATCTGACCCGTGTACGAGCGTTCGTTCGGGTCGTCGTCGACGATGAATCCTTCGACGCAGTCAATGGGTTCGGGCAGGTACACTTCTCGGTTCGGGTGTTGATATTTGAAATCCGCGAGCATGATGAGGATGTTTCCGAATCCCTGTTTCGCACAGGCGTCGAGGTTGAATTTCATCTACGATGGCTCGTCAAAAAAATATGTTTCAATATTACACAGAAGGAACCGAGATCATGGGTTCTAAAAAACCAATGTTACCCCCTGGATATACAGCAGTTCCTACAACGACTCCCATGATGCAGAAGGCACTGAACAACGCCAAGAAGATCGCGTCCGGTAAGGCTACTTTGGAGATGTCCTACGGCGCGATCGGGTTGGTGTGCTTGATGGCGTTCGCGTACATGGTGATCTCCAGCATCGGTGTCGACACGTACTTGAAGTGTGACACCGTCAAGGGTCAAAAGACGTACGACAACCTGTACAAATTTTTGAGTCACACGCTGACGATCGCCATTACCATTCCGTTCACCCTCTTCCTCGGACGCATGTTCAAGAGTGATTTGGGTCTCTGGATGACGTTCTTCGGTCTCATGGGCGTCGTCGGTGCGTCGATGGTCGTGTCACTGACCAATAAGTGCAAGAACTCTAAAAAGTCCAACAGGCAGTTTTCTTATTTCGCCCTCCCCATGTTCATTTTGAGTTTACTCATCGGTGGGTTCATGATCACCAAGAAGCCGAAGATCATGCCCGTGGCGCCGGCGATGTCCACGTTCTAATTTCTCACACACCAGGTAAGGGGATGACGATAGTCGAATCCACATACGTGCTGTGTTGCATGTTCGCACACGCCCTCAAACGCACGGGGCGGATGAGCGTTGAAGAAAAGATCAAAATCCTTCAGGTCATCTGCCACCTCGCCGCGAATCCCCATACCGGAGTCGTTCTCGATCGCGATGGTAGACCGCGGTTATCACGTACAACTGAAGAAGAAGCGCAGCTCCCGAATACATGGCAGACGCGTTTGCGCCTTTCCGCGCCTGATACACCAACCACATGAGGGACGCCAACACCCCCAAGTACAAATCGGGTAAATCCGCTGGCGCGTGTTCTTTTCTGAGACTGGTGAACATCTGGTACACCCCTATGCCCACCGCACCGACGACGAGAGCGCGATCCATGTGGGCAATTATAATATCTGGTAAGAATATAAATGAAGCTCGAAGAAATCCTCGAACGATTTTCCCAGACTGGTGCGGAGGCGAAGAAGATCACGGACACCGTCGACCGGATTCGTAAAGTGTACTTGGCGGATGGTCTCACGAAGGAAGACGTTCCGGGCATTCTCGCCGAACTCATGCGCCTATCGTCGTCGTTGAAGAAAGGTGCCGCGGGGTTGGACGGTCCGCAGAAGAAGAAGCTGGTGACGCAACTTTTGTTCTTCCTCATCGAGGAAATCGACTCCGGCGACGAAGACAGTGAGCGCGAGATTGTGTTGAAAAACATGGTGGGTCCGATGATCGATGGTATGGCGATGTTGCTCAAGGTTAAAAACGTGTGTTCATGCTTTGGTAAGTGAGCGATGTTTCCTAATTTGCAAACAATGGTCGACTACGGTGTTTTTACAATCGCACAATTGATCAGATTCTCTAACGGCGAGTTACGACCACGAAAGGTTCGTCCACTCAGCGAATGCACTACGTGCGCGTTCGTCTACGAGGGTGTGTCGTGTAACAATTGTCACGCGGGGTTGATGATCAGACCCAGTGCCGATCCAAGATCGGTGTGAGACCTCGGCAGCGGCTTCGACCGCTTCAACTTCAATTTAGGCGTCAACGATTCGTTTTGAACATTCGTCTCCTTTATTTCCTCCAATTTCTTATCATTGGTGGCAATAGATGACACGGGTACCGTCTTCACGCCTTTATCGACGATGTCTTCGGTGGGTACGTCTTTCGCGAGCCCCTTCGACGCGTCGCACATTAGACCACGTCGAAACTCGTCGATCGTCATGTCACCACCGAACACGTTCAGCACGTAACGACTCGGCGCCTTTTCTATCGGTGAAAACTCATCGTACATGCGCTTCCGCATCAGGAGAATGTTGGAACAGATGGCACCACCCTTGTGGACCCCGTACTTTTCCAATGCGAAACTTTTCATGCACGACCACGAACAGAAATTCCCGGTAGTCTGGAATGTCTTCTTTCCAGCGTCGTACGCGTACGGCATTTCCAAACGATGTGTTTCGAAATCATGACAGCACCACCAGCAGTACATTCTTCTATAACACACAAAAATGTTCTTTAATAGTACATGAAGAATCGAACACAGGTTGTCATTGCCATTGGAGTCATCGTCGCCTTGTACCTCTGGTATGGACGAGAAAAGTACGAGTCTGAACAAGAGGAAAAGGTCAAGGAGGCGGCGAAGGAGAAAGAGATGACCCAGGAAGAGTTAGATGCCGTGATTAAATTTATCAAGAAGTAAGAATGGGTAATCTTTATTACATCTACGGCA